AGGTGCCAGTCTTCAAGCCTTCCAGGTAGACCTGGAGGCGCACCGCTACGTCTTGGAGGTGGCTCACTTCTTATTCCCCACGTTCTTCCGTGCCTTGCCCGCCTTGTCACGCGGGGTGCCCGGCTTGTCCTTCGGAGCGTTCTTGTCCTGCGGCGTGACCCCGTCGTTCTGCAGGGTGGGGTCCATGCCCATGCGCGCGGCCATCCGCTCCGCCTCGGTGTCCAGCTCCTCCTGGGCCTGCTCGTCGTCCAGCGTAGCGACGCCGGCCCGCTTGAGGACGCTGCGGTACTCGCTGAACGTGAGCGCGCCACGCTGCCACTCTGCGAGGAGCTGCGCGCGACCCGGGGCATCCAGGCGCAGGATGTCGAAGTCGGTGTTGAGGAAGTAGCCCATCTCGGGCTTCACCGCGACGCCCGCGAAGAGCGCGGCCGAGTCGATGGCCCTCTTGTACGCCGAGTTGACGTTCTTGGCCGACGACAGCAGAAGGGACTGCTCCGAGGCTTCCTCCATGCCGGCCTCCTTCGCGGTGCGGGCCACCTGCTGCGACTGGACGAGGCGCGCACCCAGCGCGACCGCCTGACGCTCCTTGTGCTCCATGGCCGACAGCGCGAGCTGACTCTCGTCGATCTGCAGGAGGAACGCCTCGCACTTCTCGGGCAGCATCAGCGCCTTGGTCGAGCCCAGGATCACCTTGCCCTTCAGGACCTCGTCCACCCAGTTCTGGTCCAGGCCCGTGATGACCGGCGTGGGCTGACCCAGCTGGTACACCATCTCCTCGAAGTCGCAGGAGTTGCGGAAGTGAGCGATGTTCAGGTTGGCGAGGTCCAGCAGCGGGGCCGAGTCGATGCCGCCGTCATTGTTGGCCGAGCCGATGAACTCAAACGTGATGTAGTCGAACGGCTTCCCGTCGGCCTTCTTCGGCGTGAACTTCTGGCCCTCGACGATCTGGCCTGCCTTGTCCTTCTGGTAGATCTGCACCGTATAGGTGTCGTCCGCCTCGAGACGCAGCACGCGCCACTGGTCGCCCTGCTGCTCCTTGAAGCCGTCGTCTTCCTGCGTGTACTTCTCGGACAGCACGACGAGGCACAGCTGACGCAGGCCGTTCTTCACACGGTAGCGCCAGTTGATGATGTTCTCGGCGTAGTAGAAGTGGATCGTCGGCCGGACCTTCTTGTCGAGGACGTCCTTGCGGCTCGCGCGCTCCACGTTCGGGTAGTCGGTGAGGAGGCCGCCGCGACCGATCGCGATGATCTCGGACAGCACCTCCTTCGCCTGCTGGTCCATCGTGACAGCGCCGCCGTCAACGTCGGTGTGCAGGACCTCCAGCTCCGTCGGAAGGACCACCTGCGGATCCTTGCCGAACACCGCGCCGACCATGCCCTGGAGGGTGCGGCTCGTGAAGTTCATGAAGCTACCCCGCGTGAGGTAGCTCTGGTACCGCAGATTGTTCTCGTCGGACTTGTCGTCCGGGTTCGGCTGGGGGACGTACTTGACCCCGCCGAGCTTGATGGCGGCCTGTCCGGCCAGCACGTCTCGGATGGACGCCCACAGCGGCATCGCGTTGGAGACTTCGGGAAGAACGTGATCGACCTGCGGGGTGGACATATCGGGCTCCTATCGGGGGCGCTTGACTTCAACGGACTTGGCGGTGCGGTTCGCGCCGGCAAGAACACGATAGCGGACACCGTCCCACGCGTGATCTTCGGCAGTTGTATCAACATCGTCCTGGTCGTCCTCGTCTCGAGGCAGCACAGGAATTGTACCAATGGCAGCAGAACAATGCGACATGAAGTAGATGCCCGGGCCTTCGCCACGGACAGCCGCCTCTAGCCGGTCGCGGAACAGCTGGAGGCCGATCTTGCGGGAGCCCGAACCCTTGTCCGATGACTTCCACGCGACACCGTTGTCTTCCATGATCTTTTCGATGGTGTCGGTGTTGCGCTCGTGGACGTTACCGATCTGGTTGTCAGCCGGACCGGCGTACACGCGCCCCTTGATGAACTTGTTGCTCTTCATCGCGGATTCCTTTTCCACGATGCCCTTGGCGACGTCCTTGGCCGACATCATCAGACCCTTGTTGGTGCCGATCTCCTTGGAGCCGTACCACTCGTGGATCAGCACCAGCGACCCGGGCTGCGGGCAGAAGGTGCGCCCGTCCGGCAGCATGACGCCCTCACCATTGGCGAGAGCCCACCAGCCGATCCAGAACGGGTGAGTCGAGCCCCAGTCCATCGACCGGTCAACGTGCCAGCCGCTCGGGATCGAGAAGCGGGGGACAACGTGGATGTCAGCGTTCCACAAGTCATCGAACGCGCCACCGGCCACGACGTCCCAGTCACCCCAGAGCCATGCGCGGCGCTTGTTCTGGTCGGTCATCGTCTCGAGTTCAGCCACGTACTCCGGGTTCAGGAAGCGGTTCTCCTTGTACGACCCGAAGATCCGCACCTGCGTCTTGACGACGTCCTCGCGCTCCTGCGTTCGCGGGTTGAACACGTTCACGCGGCGCTCGACGATCTCGCCCGGGCGGGCTACGTCGATGAAGCGGCGCTTGACCCAGTTGTGACCCGGGCCGAACGGATTGGTCGTCGCGAAGACCTCCAGCGGGATCTCCTGCAGATGGACCTTCCGCGCCCGTGGGTGGCGGCGCGACACGAGAATCCACTCACCCTTGGCGTCGAAGCGCTCCCCGTCGATGTAGACCGGGTAGTTCTCGGGAATGAATGACGTACGGTTACACGACATCATCATGTCGTAGAGCTCCGACGTCGGGTACTTCGTCAGCTCGTTCCAGCCAATGAAGGGGTATTCGTGGCCGTGATACAGCCAGTAGTCACCCGGCTTCTTGATGTGACGGAACAGAAGCTCCTCACCCGTGGGCCACTTCCAGCGACCACCGCCGCCCGCGCCCGAGTAGGACGCGCCGTCATCGAACTCGTTGAACCAACGCTGGCTCTTGGAGATCAAGTCGTCCAGGTTCTTGTACTGACGGTCGAAGATGATGCCGCGCCAGAACTTCCCGTACCCTCGGCCGACCAGCCGGCGGAAGCGCATCAGCTGCGTGTCCGTCTTACCGGGGCCGCGTGTGCCCTCGTACAGGATGTGATTTACGGGGGCCGAAAGAGCAAGGACCTGGGAGCCCGGAAGGGGCGCCCAGATCACGTTGGTCCCGGCGGCTACGTTCTCCATCAGTGCCTCACGTCGTCCTTGAGCTTCTGCTGCTGGGCGAGCGCAGCGGCGGCCCAGTCAGTGAGAGCGGGCGCAGCCGGAATCAGCATCACGCCGGCGACGTTGCGGCCCTGCTCCTCAGGCTTGTACATCTCCTTCAGGGAGGCGAGCTCCTTCAGGGCGCTGTTCCGCGCGCTGGCCGGGGCGTTCTTGTCGAAGGCGACGTCCATGAAGCCAGCGATCACCTGCTGCGGGGACACCATGTCCTCGATCTTCATGTTCATGGTGGCGAGCTTGATCGCGTTGAGGATCTCCGGGCTCGACATCCACTTCTGGACGGTCTTCTTCAGGTTGATTCGTGCGACACCCGTCCGGAGGGCCGCCTGATGCGCGTCACGATCCACCAGGAACTCCTGGACGAATCGCTCTTCCTGCGGTGACAGGCCCTTCGTCATACCCTTCTCCCCGAATCAAGCGACCGTGCGGCGCGCACCTTAGCACGAATCCACAGGGCGATGACAAGCACGACGGTCGGCGGGGTCACCAGCCCGAGACAGAACCAGATCACAGGCACCCCCGACGGTTGAAGAGGTTGTCCCACCGGCTGCACGGCTGGCGGGCCTCCTTGATGCGCTCGACGGCCTTGGTCACGAAGTCCCGGAGGCTCAGCTTGTCCTGCTCGTGCAGGAAGTCCACGTCCTCGAGATCGAGGAGGAGGTTCCACGCCTGCCCGGTCGTGGCGGCGTCCTCCGATCGCTTGATCTCACCGGCCGGCTCGCGCGGCTTCGTCATCGCCTCGACGCCCATCACCAGGACGTCCAAGTCGCTCGCGTTCCTCCCGGCGTTGGCGGGCGAGGTCGCGCAGGCGCTGAGGAACAGGCTCATCAGCCCAGTCACGCACAACAGGGTCACGCTTCGCATCTTCGTACTCCTTCTGGTAGATCACCCGGACCTCGGCCACTCCGGTCTCCGCTTTGGTGACCTGGCCTTGGGCGGTGTCCGCCTCTTGCTTGATGTCGTCGGCGGCATCCTGGGTCTTCGAGTCCTGCTCGATCTGACCCTTCATGTCGCGGTGGCTGTCACGGTAGGCGATGACCCCATAGACCGACGCCCCCACCGCGAGAAGCACGATGAGGGCGAGGAGGGGCTTGACCCACCAGATGGTGAGGTCAACCTTCATGGGACCTCTCCCGGTACCAGCCGAGGATGTAGCGGTGCCACGGCGGCATGTTCGGACTCGTGAGGAAGACGAGCGCGATGCCCCAGCGCAAGACTACCTCTTTCCACGTGGGCCAGTCCATGCGAACGCCGAACATCATGTCGAGGAGCGGCTCGGCCGCGCACCCGACCGCCGCTGAGCCCGCCATGACGCACCCCGCGCGCCGCGCCTGCCACGCGAGACCGTGCGCCTTGGGGCTGATGTCGTCCAGCCGGGCCAGCATGGTGAGCGCGATCAGCAGAAGGGCACCCGAGCTGAGCACGGAGGTCACGACGCCCGGAGCGATGAATACGGAGCAGGCGTAGACGATGAGGGTCAGTGCGACCATGAAGAGGAAGGGCCCGATGTGGAGCCGCGCTCGGCGGTACTTCGGGCTGAACATCTCCCGGATGGTGGGGTGGTCGTTGCTCATTGCTTCGCCTCCTGAGGCAGGTTGAACCACTTGCGGAACAGCGCCGGGACGAGGTCCTTCAGGACGGGCATCGCCCAGCGCCCGAACAGAGCGTAGAAGAAGCCGACGACGGGCTGAGCGGCCGGGGCGACGTCCACCACGTGGAAGATCGCCGGGATGGCGGTCACAGCCGCCGCGCCGATGAACGTGGCCGCGATGGTCTGCAGGACCTGCGTGGAGCGCTTGGTGCGGTCCGCCCATGCCAGACTGAGCATGGCACCGGCCGCCGCCATCCCGAGGGTGGTCATACCCGTCCCGAACAGCGGCATGACCCAGTGGTCCATGCACATGGCAGTGATTGATGCTGCTGACGTTCCGCACGCAGCGGTCAAGGCGTCAGTTTTCATTAGGTGCCCCTCCGAATCTCGAAATGGGGGTAATCCTTGTTGGATACCCAGTCACCGCCCCACACGAGATCGACCGAGTGGTCACGCGCGGCCTCCTTCATGGCGACGGCAATCTTGCCGTAGTATCGCACGTCCCAGGAAATGTCGCCGCGCACCAGAGCCGCGAGGTCCACCGCGCGCCCTGACAGATGGTTGGAGTTCATGCTCCAGGTGACCTTCTTCTCCTGAGGGTCGGCGTATTCGGGCGGACAGCCCGCCTTGATGCACTCGGCCCGGGTGCGCCCCTTGCCGTAGAGCGCAGACTGCTGAGCCACGCTGCGGCGGCCCTGAACGACCACGAAGTCCACCTCCGTGATCTCGATCGCCCTCTTCACGACCGCGACGAGCCGGGTGTCCACCCCAACCAGTGTGTTGAGGCTCCGCTGCGACAGCCTGAACATGAAGCTTCCCCTTGTGTGGTGCCCTGCGCCCGGAACTGTGACCTCCGTGCTCCGCGCGCAAGAACTAATGACATGAATCTCGGATTTTGTCTTCTGGCTAAAATTGCGAGGGCCCGGCCGGAGTCCCGAGATCTCGGCTCCTCACCCCCTTGTCACCCCTCCCTCCGTGGAATCCGTCCAGCACGGAGCCTAGAACGGAGCACAGAGCTCCCTCACTACTCACCCCTCCGTGCCCCTGTCTGCTAGGGTGACGCGCGCCGCACGCGACGCTACAGAGTCCGTAGCGCGAGGCGACCCCGGGACTCCGTGCCCTGCCGAGGATCAGGGGTTGTCACCCCGAGGCCGCCCCGCACCCCGAACGCTACCCCGGGGATGGTGGGCGTCGCACTCCGGACTCCGTGTGCGCCGCGTGTAGGTGGGGGCGACACCCGGCCGCGCGCTCTAAGTTATTGTTTCTAAAGGGTTTATTATTGATGTGAAACAAATGCGAAACGTCCCTAGTGGGCGAAAACCCTAACGAAAACAGGGAGTTAGGTTAGCTTTGTTTCAAATGTTTCATGTTTCAGATTATTTAAGAAGTAAGGTAAGGGTTAGTTAATCAAATCATAGGATAGTAAGTAATGAATGAATGAATAGGTATATAGGTAAGGGGGTTGGCGAATAATGCGAAACGCGAAACATCCCTAGTTGTCAAACGGAAAAAAGACCTTGTTTTTAGCTGTATTTCTGTGGGTACAGTGTTTCATATCCGTTTCACTATAACGTAACCCCTTGTTTTATAAGGAATTAATCTGACACAAGGTAATAAGGGACGCGGCTGGGCCATCGGCCCGCCCATTAGCGCGAAAACCCCTTGTTTTATCCGGTATTTCCGCACGGAGCACGGAGCACGGAGTGTTTGAGGGATGTTGCACAATGCGACACAAAGCGGCGCGCGAGGCCGCCCCGGGCCGAGTTCCAAGGCCGAGGCCACCGGGAGGGATGGAGGCCACGCGACCGCACGAAGGGCCGAGAGGGACCCCGAAACGGGCCGACCGGGCCGACCACGGGCCAAACGTGAAACGCGCGGCAACCTAAACGGCAGATAAACACAGTCCGAGGCTATCCCTTGGAGAGCCGACCCCAAGGAGGGGAGTACCATACGCTTCACGCCCGGACGGTATGGTGGCAGCGGCAGCCGATGGGAGGCCGATACCGTACGGAGCGCGGAGTGGGCGTATGGTTCAGTTCCGGTAGCACAGACACTCAGCGCATGGCGGACCGGTCGGCGGCCGAGTCACCGTGTGCCGATGAACGGAGTACCATACGCCTGGACGCTTTGGCGCATGGCGTCCGCAACGGAGCCTAAAACGGACCACAAGCGGATTCCGGAGCGACCCCTCCACTACCACCCCGGGTGAGGGACGCGCGGCGATTGTAGAGAAAGTCCTTTAGAATCAGTCACTTAGGCCGTGCGGCAGCGTATGGGAGTCCCGGAGTTGGCACGGATCCTGCTACGCGGGCAGGCGTCGCGCGCGTCTTCGTTTACCGGGGCGGAGCGCGGGGTCGCCTGGATCCCTTCCTTCCGTTTGTCGGCACGCCAAACTATTTCCGCCGACCCCTCTTGTAACTGGCGGGGTACGCGGGCAGCATATGTTCCACGGGCAGGCAACGAGGCCGACCCCGGGTTCCTTCACAACCCACCTGTACCCCGCGCCCACCCGGGCCGGGATCCACCATTCGGCGCGGGCAATTCCGCCCCCGCCAATACCGAGGAGTTTCACCATGGCTACCAAGAACGCTTCCAAGACCCAGTCCGCCGCCGCTGCCAAGGAGGCCGCGAAGGCCGGCAAGCTGAAGCACGCCCCGGCCGAGGCCCCCGCGAAGGTCGCCTCCCGTGGCGCACGCAAGGCCGCCGACGCCGAGGCCCCCGCGAAGGGCAAGGGCAAGGCCGGCAAGGCCGAGGGACAGGGCCAGTCGGGCCAGCAGGGCCAGCGCGGCCCGCGTGGGCAGTACGCCGGCAAGAAGATCACCGTCACCGCCGAAGGCAAGGCCGCCGCGCCCCGTGGCAATCGCGGTGCCCGCTGGGAACTGGTGAAGGCCGCCAAGACCACGGACGACGTGCTGGGCAAGGCGTACACCCGCGCCGACGGCGCCGAGGGCACGATCACGAGCGCCGGCCTCCGGAACTTCGTCGATCGCGGCTTCATCACGCTGGCCTAACCGGCCGACACCGAGAACCCCGGGCTAACCCCCGGGGTTTTCTTTTCTATAGGGTGTAACCCACCAATTACAGAGGAACCGACCATGGCCCGTCACCCGTACCCGTTTCACGCGTTTCGCTCCGAGTCGGCGGCCGTGCTGTCGGCCCCGACCCCCGAGGCTCTCGCCAAGGCCCGCCGCGCGCTGGCCCGCAAGCGCCGACCCATCCTGTCCTTCTTTCTGCTCTGGAGGTGATACCATGCGCCACCCCGACCTAGCGGCCTTCCTCGCGGCTGACAATGCGGCCCGCGTGGAGATCGACTCGACCGGCCCCGACTGGCCCGAGGCTGGTCCGTTCTTCGCTCAACTCCACTATGGGGCACCCCACCCCCGACGCGCGGCGGCTGGCCCGTTCGCGTTCGGCCCCACGCTGGGCGAGGCCCTGTCCAACCTGATCGCGTACTGCCACGCCAACCCCGAAACCCTGGAGGACACCCCATGACCGCGCAAGCCGACCTGATCCCCACCTGCCCCCGCACCGGGGCGACCTTCCGCGAGGGCGACACCATCACGTCCTTCCGGGGCGAGCGTATGGTCCTCCGGGGTTGGTACGGCAGGCCCGCGCCCAGTACCGGCCGAGTCGTCACCGACCGGGGCGAGTTCTACCCGGGGGTCTTCGATCTCGAGCTCCGGCCTGCCCCGCCGACCATGGGCGAGAGGCTCATGCCGGGCTGCACCTGCGGAGCCGCCGCGCGCGGCGCGTTCGACCGCTGCGTCTGCGACTAACCCCGTCATTACCTAAGCGATACCCCGCACCCCGCCCTCACCGGCGGGGTTTTCGCGTTTTGGGATACCCTGGACCCCGACCTCCGGAGCCCACGGCGCAACCTACCCGGCCGGCAGGGCCACGACCGCCGACCCCGGGCCACGGCAGGCCGCCTAGCAGGGCCGCCACGGGCCGCGCGACCCCGGGGGCGGTACTACCCTACCGGGTACCCCGTGCCCACGCGCCACGGGCCGCGCGCGAGGCCGCCCCGGCACCCTTGCCCGACCCTTAGCGGCAGGCCCTACGGCGGATATACAGGGAGCCACGGGCCGCGCTAGGGTGGGCCGGTAGGGTAGTACCGCCCCGATGGACTCCGGCGTGTAGGCCCTTACAGAGCGTTCTAGGGCCATGACGCGCGACGTCACATTCTGCCCTAGCGGCCTCACGGCCGGTGATCCTCAACGTCAGGATCAGTCACTCCGCGTCACATTCCGTCACTGCGCGTCACATTGTGACCCGGGACGTCAACTGATGCAGGGACTAGACGAACTGATGCAGGGACTAAGACGCACTGATGTAGGGACCAGATGAACTGATGCAGGGACCATCCTGCCGCTCTGGCCCACCCCATCCGGCTCGACCCCACCCCAGACTAACTGATGCAGGGACTACGGTGACATCCGTGGTGACCTGGCCTATGCGAATCCGCGCGCGGAGCACGGAGTGCCAAGATCAAAAGAAACCCGGCCTATTGCTAGACCGGGTCGCGTGGCCCCTATCAGCGGGCTATCAGTGTCGCTTGGCCGGCGCAGGCTCGACCAGCGGCATGTCTGCAGGATACCGACCCTCGCGCTGCCACCGCCTGATCTTGCGTTCGCCCTTGATGGTTTCGATGAACGCCGTGTTCAGGTCGATGTAACCCTGGAGCTCGTTCTCGAGCCTATCCAGCTCTGCGTCGCTTAGGTCGCGGACTCCACCGATCGGGATCATACGATGCCCTCCTTGGCGACGTAGCCGCACCCTCCGCACTCCTCGCAGGTCAGCTTCTGCGTGGTGCTGAAGTTTTTCTGCCGCGCCTGCCACCCCCTTCCACGGCAGGGCTGGCACTCCCTTCCGAGAAGCTTCATGGCCTCCTTATGCTTGGCGCGGGCCGGACGATCCTTGATGGCCTCGTAAGCCTTCGTCACCTGATCGAACCGGGCAGGGTCGCCTCCGGGGCGGTCGGGGTGGGCGGCACGGGCCAGACTGCGGTACTGGGTCCTGATGTCGGCGTCGGACTTGATCGGCGTGACGCCCAGGATGCGGTAGTAGTTGAAGATGTCGGTGTTCACTTCTTGGTCCTCGTGGACTTCTTGGCGGTCGGCTCGGCCTTGGGGGCAGGGCTGCCCTTCAGGTTGCGTTCCTTGTTGTAGAGCTCACCCACGGCGGGGCCGGACAGCTTCAGCACTTCCTCGACGTCCCGGATGGCCCACAGCCGGCACTGACCGGCCATGGTGCGGATGCCGTTGCCGTGGTCGCACTTGTTGAAGCCCTGACGCGAGAGCTCGCGGGCCATGCCGTTAGCGGTGACGCGGCCCTTGCCCTCGGGGTCGTAGATCGCCAGCAGGTCCTCAGCACGCCAGACCCTGTGACGTACCGGATGGCCCGCCGCGCGGAGCACGGTGTCCGGATCGTCCTTGAGCGCCGCGACCCAGCTACCAAGGTCGGAGCGGGACTGCTGCATCATCTCCTGCTTCGCCGCGGTCATGAGCGCACGGCTCGCCGCGTTGAAGTCGCCCATGTCCAGCATCAGCAGATGGTAGAACAGCGCCGACGCCCCACCATGGGCCAGCCACGCCTGATACTTCTTGTAGAACTCGTCGGGCAGGGGCTTTCCGATGACCTCGTGAACGAAGAACCGGCGGTCGTCGTCTTCGAGGAAGAACGCGTCGGGGTGGTTGGAGGTGAAGTAGTAGTTGATGACGTCCTGGACCGTGTAGCTCGGGATGTACTTCGGGTTGAGCCGGAGCTGCTGCCGGGTGATCATGGTCTTCATGCGGTCGGACACGGCACGCTTGTCATTCGTGCTGATTTCGTCGCCCATGACGAACTGCTTGTTCTCAGCCCACTCGTTGTGGGACGAGCGCAGGATTTCGTCATCGACCTCGGTGAAGTTCTTACCGTAGATCTTGCCCAGCGTGTACCCGACGAGGGACTTACCCGTGCCGTGGTGCAGACCCCACACCAGACAACTCGTGAACATCTTCGCGCCCGGGTTCTGGAGGGGCCACGCGCACCACCTCTCGAACCACTCGCGCTCACGAGGCTTGCCCTTGAACAGATAGTCCAGCAGTTCCCGCCACGGGGTGATGTCACCTTCGACGGGCTCGACGCCCCAGCCCGGCCAGATGTTCAGCTCGCGCTGCTCGGTGATGCGCTCCTCGCCCGGGGCATACGTCACCCTGGGAACCTCGGCTCGACTGGGCCACGCCAGCCACTCCTTGGGAGCGATCTTCTTCTGGCGGGTGACGCCCTTCGCGTTCGGAACCTCTTCGACGTAGGTGCGAGTCGAGAAGGCGTGCTGCCAGAAAGCCTGCGTGGACATACGCTGGAGGTTATCCATGCGCAGGATGAGTCCCGGGTCGCGGACGTAGACCACTTCCTCGTTCAGCTTGTGGAGCTCGATGGCGGTGGCCCAGACTTCGGCCTGCTCCAGCAGAATGTCCAGAGCGTCGATGCCCTTCTGCACTATGAAGTCATCGAGCCCCATCTTCGCGTTGTCGGCCCCCATGGGCAGGCGCACGATGTGAGGCTCAGCACCGCGGTTCGTGAGCGCCCGGGCCAGCGCGTTCTCGGCCTGCATCACCATCGGATTCGTAACCGCGTCCGAATCGTAGACGATGTAGACCGGCCGCTGTTCCCAGACGAAGTCATCGAAGCCGTCGATCATGTCGATCTTCTTCTTGGCCGACTTCCAGGACCACACCCCGCCGAGACCGATGCACGGATACTCGCCGTGGAGGCAGGCGCTGATCGACTTGAACTCACCCTCGGTAATCAGGATGGGGGTGAGCGGGTCCTTGGCGACCTCCTTCCAGTTGATGATGGGCGGCAGGTAGAGCTCGTTGAGTGTCTTCTCCGGCTGGACGTACTTCAGCGGCTTGCGCTTCACAGCGGCAGCGAACCCCGTGACCTTGGGCTGGCGGAGGTAGCGGTAGCGCCAGAACTTGGTCGGTCGGCCCTCGAGATCGAAGTACGGGATCACGATGCCGGGTTCAACGTAGGGAAGGCCCTTGGGAGCCTTCTCGGTCGTGGTCGGCGCGAGCTTCAGCTTCTTCGCCGTGGCCGAGTCGATCTTGCTCTCCGCCATCTTGGCGTCGAAAGCCCCTTGCAGATCGAACTCTTTGTCTTTCATAGCCATCCCCCACCTCAGCCCTGATTGGTGTAGCTCGACCCCGGCTCGGCTGCACCCGCCTTGATGGCGTCCAGATGGCGAAGGTGCTGGGAGTACTGAGTGTGGAGTTCGGAGATGCTGCGACGCACGGACTCGAGATGGTCGCCGCGCTGCCAGTGGGCCAGACGCTTGACGACGTACGCTTCCAGGGTGTTGAGTCCGTTGTCGGAGCAGAACTTGTGGACGTCGAACGCGAGCTGAGCGGGCGTCAGGGTGTGCATACCCTCGATCCGGCCGGCGTCGAATTCTTCCTGGAGCTTCTGGATGTAGTGCAGGGCCTTGTCGAGATCCTGCAGGCCGTTCTTCTTGCGGTGCCTCACCACGTACTTCGTGATGTTGCCCTCGAGATAGCGGTTGTCCAGCGCGCGGACGGCGTAGTCCCAATGCTGGAGGCCGGTGCTGCTGGCGTAGTGGGTCCCGGCGACCTGACGGGTGTTGGCGTTCATCAGTTACTGTCTCCCCAGTTGAAGCGTACGGTTTCGATGATGTTGGCGGCCATGTTGGCCCAGTGAGCATGGCTCGGGATGCGGCGCTTCAGCTCCAGCAGATACGCGGAGTAGTTGGCACCCACCTGATACAGATCCTTGTTGCCCCGACGCAGTTCTTCGGTCGAGTAGCAGAGGCCGTCGCAGTAGTCAGCGATCTTGAGGATCAGGTGTTCGTCGCCGGTCAGCTCGTAGCCATGGCCGAGGCTGTCCAGGACTTCGTTCTCGATGCGGTCGAGCGCGGCCTTGGACTTCGCGTCCAGAGCCCGCTTGGTGGGGGCCGGGATGTCGCCCAGCTCCACCTCACCGAGGTCGTGCGAGATCGCCGCCAGAATCAGCTCCTTGCGGGCCGTAGGGTCGATCATGTTCACGAACAGGGCCACGCCGGCGGAGTGCTTGCCGACGGTGTCCGGTTCGTGGGTGAAACGCTGATGGTAGCGCCGGACCAGGAGGCCACGACGCCACGTCTCGATCTGCTGGGCGAGAGGCAGCTTGCTCACAGGGCACCTCCGTTGCGGTTCGCCAGCCAGATCTGCTGGGACATGCGCCAGTCCATCGCCTGCACCCGCTCGGCCCATTCGGCGGCGGCCTCGGCCGTGAATCGAAGGAGCCACGACTTGAGCATCGGCTTGGCCGTGTTCTCGAAGAACTGCGTGGAGTAGGTGTGCTTCGGGACGTCCTGGATGCCGCCGTGGTCGAAGATGTCGAACCACTCGCGGAGGTCGGAGTTGAACAGCACCGGGTACTCACCATCAGCGATCAGGGACGTCGGCACCGCGCGGCCGTGCATGTAGAGGTCATGCGCCTCGGTGTCGGAGGCCAGCAGGGCGAGGCTCTCGCGGGGATACTTGTCGGTGTAGACGTGCAGATCGTCAGCGACCTGCCAGTACCGCCCGACCGGGAGCCCGACGCAGAGGGCGACGTACTCCTGCAGGATGCTCATGTGAACGGCGTTCGCACCGTAGCAGCCCCAGATCACGTCGTTGCTGCGGTTGCTGACGGTCATGTCGAGGCGGCCGTCGCGCACCTTGAAGTAGATGGCGGTGTTGCACGGGACGTCCTTGCCGCCGTGGGTCGCCGCGTACAGATCGCTGACGATCCCGTCGGTCGTCGGCATGGCGTTCCACATCTGGAGCACCACCCGGCGGGAGTTGGGGTTGGCGATGAGCTCCTTGATGGCGAGGTCCAGCTGGTCGTGACGGAAGTAGTTCCGCCAGCGGTACCCGTAGGCCCCGTGGAAGGTCTTGCCGTCGTCGGTGAACGACCGCATGTTCTTCACGAGGGTGGCGGGGAAGGCGACGTCGTTCCGACCCGCGAGCATCCAGAGGGACTCGAGAAGGTGGAAGGTCGGGTTGGCCCCACGCATGGGGCTGAACAGAACTCGCTCGGTCGGCCGCTCGTAGACGGTCGTGACCGGCTCGGGGAACTTCAGGACGGGGCCGTTGCGGCTCGGCTCGGTGATGCCCACGGCCAGCAGGGACTGGAGGGCCTGGGACAGAGCGCTGTTGACATTGTTGGCGCGAATGACGATCATATTGCGAACTCCTCGGTTAACTTCATACCCCTGTGGCGAACCCTAGCGGGGTGGCGGGGCCTCGGCCCTGCTAGGTTGGGGCCCTGCGCGGCCTGTACGGGCCTACGCGGGGCGCCCAGTATGCACCCGGTACAACCCTACCGGGTAGGGGTGCCCGTCGCGGTTTAGCGGCCAGCGGGCCACGACCTAGCCCGGGCGGCCCGGGTAGCGGCTGCGGGGCTTGCCCTCGCCCAGCCTGACGCGCTCATACTTGTCGAACTCACACAGGCAGTTCTGGACGTCCTGGGCGTGGAAGTCCTCCATCCACGGCACCTTGGCCGAGTTCAGGAAGTTGCGGAGCACGAGGAGCGTCTCGTGGAACACCTTGTCGTTCCAGCCCTTGTCGAGATCGCGGCCGACGACTCGGTTCAGGCCACGGCGCGACCCCGGGCCAGACACCGCCCACGTTGCCCAGTCGGGAGCGGAGCGCAGAGGCTCGACGTACTTGATGTCCGCCACGATCTGCCCCACCATGAACGTGCCCTGATTCTTGGTGTTGATGATGGGGCGGGCGAACGTCTCGAGGGTCATGCCCTTGCGCGGGCGCAGCGAGATGCGGGCATCCCACAACGGCTGCAGGACGCCCTGCGCGATGAACAGCGGCTTGTCCATGGCGTTGCCCTGCGTGCCGATCATGTAGGCACCGGTCCACACCTTCTCGCCCATGGCCTTCCGCTTGGCGAGCGCGGCGATGAACTTCTTCGGGTTCCACGGCAGCGGGAAGCCGATCTCGGCCAGCGTCTCCGGCCAGTTCACCCACCGGGCGACCGCCATGGCGAACCAGAGGTCCGGATGGTCCGCATGGGGCTCACGCCAGTTGTCCGAGATCCACTGGGTGACGGTGTCGAGCTCCCGGTACACGTTGCAGAAGCGGTACGACTGGAGGATCTCGTCGTCGGTCCACGGCTTCGGCTTGCCGTCGGCCCGGGCCTGGAACACGGAGTGCCGCGCCTCCACGAACTCCACGAAGCGTTCGGCGTTCGCTTGGATCAGGGGAATGCCCATTACTTGACCCTCCGCGCCTTGGTGGGGATGCGGAGCGGGCTGCCGTCCTTGTGGGACTTCGCCGCCGCGTCCAGCCAGCCCTCGACTTCCTTGATAGCCGTCTCGCTTCCCACCCAGTAGGTGTTCCAGCCCTCGCGGGTCGCCTTGGCGCGATTCCAGTCCACGCGCTGGTAGTCGTCCACGACGTTCTGCTCCTTGAACGGCTTGGTCTGGCCCCGGTCGGCGCGACGCTTGTGGACCCGGCGCAGGCACTCCTCCAGCGGAGTGTCGAGGTAGCCGAGGATCGTGCGGTCCTTGAGGCCCTCGTCGGTCATGCGCTTCGCCACCGTGCCGAGACAGTGACTGATGAACAGCCCCTCGTAGAACATGATGGGGAAGCGGTCGTCGGTGCCGTACTGGGCGATGAGGTCGGCCGCGTCGTTGATGTCGGTGATGGTGTCCATGCCGCCGCACACGGTCTCGTAGGAACCGAGGATGACGATGGGGACGCCCTTCCACTGGCCCGCGTACGCCTTGGGCTTGGAGTTGGGCTTGCGGGTACCCGGCCAGAACTCGAGAGGCTCGGCCCCGGACTTCTGGATCAGGTGGTGGGCGACCGTGCTCTTGCCGGTGCCGTTCGTGCCACGGAGGTTGAAGATCACTTGCGGTACTCCTTCATTGCGTCGAGGAATGACTTCTGGTTGGCGCCCTTCGAGGACAGCATCCTGGCCTTGACCTGGTCAACCGTGCGCTTGGCGAGAATGCGGTGCGCGAAGACGTGGGAGGCCTTGTTACCCGACCGGCGGATGCGGCGGTTGGCCTGATCGTAGACATCGTAGTCGTCCGGCAGGGTGAACCAGACGGCGTGCTGGGCGTTGCCCTCCTGCATGTTGAGGCCGTGGCCCACGCTGGCGGGGTTGCCCAGCAGGACCGGGATTTCGTTGCGGTTCCACGCATCTTCGAGGATCTTGCCTTCCTTGACCGAGACCTCGCTGATGCTGGGGAGGTCCTTGCCGAACCGGGCACGGATAAGCTCTAGCTCTGCCTGGAACCAGTAGAAGACCAGAGTGGGCTGGCCCTGCCGCTCGGCCAGGATTTCGCCCAGAGCGTCCAGCTTGGCGTCGTGGAGCTCGACGTACTCACCCTTCTTGTGCGGCTCGTCGATGGTGACGGGGTTCTTGTAGCTGAACCCGCTGGCGATCTGGGCGCACTTGCCCCGGGCCGCCGCTGCCGTAGGCGACTCCAGCACCTCCCCATCTTCCAGCTGCGAGACGAGGTCGTCTTCCATGTCATCGTAGATGCGACGCACCGATGCCGGCAGGTCCACCCAGACGTCGGTCTCCACCAGCTTGGGCATCTCGATATGGTCCTCGGCCTCGAGACGCATCACGTACGGTCGGATGGCCTCCTGGATCTCGGCTGCGGCCCCGTCGTTCAGGACCCAAGTGTACCCACCGAACCCCGTGGGATGGAAGAACTTGTTGCGGTAGTGCGTGATGTACGCGCCCAGCGCCCGCCCGAGGTCCATGATGTAGACCTGCCCGAAGAGGTCGAGATAGTTCTTGGGGGCGGGCGACCCCGTCAGGATAACGCGACGGAGGAACCGGGGCAGGTAGGGGCGCAGGAGCTTGAACCGCTTCGTCTGGGTGTTCTTGAACTTCGAGGACTCGTCCAGCACGAACATCTCGGCCCCGAGTCGCTTGAAGCGGTCCTTGGTCAGCAGCCACTCCAGGCCCTCGGGGTTGATGACGAAGATGTCCACCGTCGGGTCGTTGATGTTCTCGTCGGTCTTATCCTTTCCGTGGAGTACGACGACTTTGTAGCCGGCGAACTGATTCCACTTCCGAGCCTCGCTGGGCCAGACGTTGTACGCGACGCGCACCGGGGCCACGACCAGCATCCGGCGGACCATCTGCGATTCCTTCAGGATCCGGAACGCGCCGAGGGTGATCGACGTCTTTCCGAGCCCGGGATCGAGGAACAGGCCGCACGCCGGGTTCTGCAGGATGAACTTCATCGCTTTGTTCATGTACGGGCGCGGCTTCCATTCGAGCCCGGACAAGAGCTTTACCTTCTTCTTGGGAGTCGACGACTTGGACATCGTAGTCAAGCTCCCTTAGTCGGGCGATCACCCGAATCTGCTTTTCGCTGAGCTTTCCGCCCGGTCGCTTGAACTCGATTATCAGCGGTTTTCCGCCGGGCACGAAGAACACCCGGTCGGGCCACCCCGCCGCCCACAGCGGATTCACCTTCAGCACCGGCACGCCCAGCTTCTTCGCCAGCGCCACGGTCGGATTCTCGACCGACGACTTCTCGCTCTTCCTGTACCCCATCGCCCCACTCCCTGATCGGATTCTGGCCCGGGTGGGTGGCACGCCAGATGGCCTCGTCGATGAAGTCGTTGAGCTCCGACCCCTTCATGACCACCGGCGAGCCGCCCGGGCCGCACGCCCCGCCATGCACGATGACGCCGTTCGCCATGAGGAACTCATAGCGGCGGGCGTTGCTGACGGGCTTGATTTGGTTGACACGGTATCGCATGACGTTACTCCTCGGTGAGCTTCTTCTTGCGTTCGTCAAGGGCCGCCATCAGCGCGGCCATCTCTTCCTTTTCCTTCTTGATGCGGGCGGAGCGCTTGGCCCCGCCGACCTTGCCTGCGTGCTGATTCTGGGCCTTGACCGGAGCACCCAGCGCGGCCCATGTCCGCACGCCCTTCATCAACCGATCGTACACGGTCGCCTCGCAGATGTCCATC